CCTGCTACGAAGCCCTTCATCACCGGAGACAGGCTGTTATAGGCATCCATGAGCAGTTTCAATCCATTAAGGAGGGGATTGATCAAGGTGGTCAGCATATCACCCACCGTCTCCTGGATATCTCCCCAGGCATTGGCATTCTGCAGTCTCAGATCAGCCAGAGCCGTAGCTGTACCGCCATAGTCTTCGCCAAGCTTTTCGACCAGATAGGATACACCCTCTGTCTTTAAACGAGTATCATCAAGCTCAATGCCATATCTGCCAAGCATCTCGGTGTGCCCATTCAGGGCCCGCCCCATGAGATCAAAGGCGGACTCCACGCTCATCCCGGTAGCTTTATTGGCTTCGGTGAAGTCTAATAGAACTGGCACGAGCTGTTGAATCTCATCCTTGTTTAGCTTGAAGGTCTGAGAGAGTTTGGACATCAAAGACAGCAACTTGTCATCCTCGAAGTTGGTCACTTGCTGCATCGAGGATGCGAAGTTACCCATCTCACACGCAGCTTCGCCGAAAGCTATCGAAGCCAGTGTCATGGCCTGTCTCTGACCCAGGGAGGCATCGAGCAGACCATTCATAGATCTAACCAGACCGCCCACTACCTGCAGGACTCCATCCACAGCGATCTTTACGTCACGAATGGTAGCCAGAGCCTGTTCAGCAGTTATCTTAACAGCAGCAGGCTTCTCCACTGCGGACTGGGTGGACTCCGCCTCCTGCTTGACTTCAGCAAGCCTGAGACTGGCATCATTAGTGACGAGAACGAGTTTAAATGTTAGGTCTGGCATAAGAGAGTTGACAAGAATGCTGAAAACAAGTTGATGTCCTTGAAGGTTACAAAAAAGGAGAAATCAATGCTTTGGTTAACAGTGTCAGGATTATCCTTAAATTTTATAGGCTCATTCATCCTCATTTTTACAAACACTGGATTAATTGAGACGATCCAATCTACTGAACGAGCTAACGAAATCGCAGATAACATCAACGCGGATAGTCCATATAACAAAATCCAAGTAATTGGTAAAAGTAAAAGATTAGAACCTATCAAAAAGAGAAACAACTCGATTATTCGTATAGCAGCGATATTTCTTTCTGTAGGTTTCGCAGCGCAGCTAATAGGGTTGCTCATAGGAGTTTAGTAGTTCCGAATCAGTAGTTCGACTTCAGTTTGAAAAGCACCAGACACCGAATACTGTGTCTCGACTTCATCGATGATGCAGCCTTGGTATAGCTGTCTGATGTAAGGATCGTTGTTGTAGGAGAGCAGGAACTTGCCCTTGATCTGTTTCAAGGTATCTGCCAGCTCTTTATGCTGGTTGAAGGCGTCAGCATCTTCACGTTCGTAGAGGTACTCCTTGGTATAATAGGGAGGGTCCAGATAGAAGAACGTGTGGGGTTGGTCGAACCGGGCTACGATCTTTTCCCAGGGCTGTTTTTCGATGATCACATGGCGCAATCGTTCCGAGGCTTCTTTCACCTTGTCCAGATTCCTCAGGGGCATATACTTGTAGCCCTGGTTAACGCAGAAGTTCTTGGATCTTGAGCCATAACTGCAAGCAAGGTTATAGTAGAACTTGATTGCTCTCTCCAACTCGGTTCTGGGTTTATGCTTCATAAAGTTATCGAACATCTCTCTGGATACCAAGTACTGGTTCAACTCAGTCACAAACGCTTCAGGATGCTGTTTGATGTAGCGCCAGAAGTTGACCAGATCACCATTGATATCGTTATAGACCTCAGTATAGCGGCTCTTCTTGGACAGCTGCCAATCTTCTTTATCGGGTGACTTCCCGAAGAGTATCCAGGCGGCACCGCCAAAGACTTCGCAGTAGATGTCATGCTTGGGGATGAGCGGGAGTATCTTCTTACGGAGGATGCGCTTGCCGCCTACCCAGGAGATGATAGAGTTCATTGATCCTCCAGGGGGAAGTTGGCGATGATCACTTCATTGAACTCAGACTTCCCTTCCTTACGATTGATACCCTTAGTTCGGGTAACGTGCTTGATATCAAAGTCCTTGTATAGCTTCAGAACATCCGGATTATCATCATAGCTGAGGATGAAGCGTCCCTTGATACCCTTAAGCTTCTTGCAGAGTTCCTCATGACTGAACTGCTTGCTGTTCTCATAGGTATAGCCAAGCATATAAGGTGGATCGCAATAGAAGAAGTTGCTCTTGGTATCGTACTTATCAATCACCTTCTCATAAGAGAGGTTCTCGATGATCACCATATCCAGGCGTCTGTGGAGTTCTTTGATGCGTTCCAGTCGGTTATACATACTGGAGGTGCCACGCTTCTGAGAGGTACCGAAGCTGTCACCTTTGCTGCCAAATGATCTGGTTATTAGATACATGAACCTGGCAGCCCGCTGTATCTCAGTTAAGCCTTCCTGCCTGAGGATATCACCAAAAAGCTTGCGGCTGGCGACTAACCAGTCCAGTTCTTTGATCAGCTCATCAGGATGATACTTCACCTGCAGGAAGAGATTGACCAGGCGGTTATCCAGATCGTTATAGACTTCCAGCTCTCCCCACTTTTCTTTGTAGAGGAGCATCCAGGCAGCACCACCGAAGGGTTCGATATACCCGGTGATGTCCTTGGGAACGTAGGGAGCGATTACTTTCCGAAGCAGGCGTTTACCGCCTATCCAGCCGATGATGGCATCCATTATGCGTCTCCACTGTAGGCTTTTGGGTCGGTGATACAGAGCCGGAGGTATAGCTCTGGCAGAGTCATCTTGTTGAAATCATCATTGGTGAAGCCCAGTTTACGCAGGATCATTTCGAACCTCTCGAAGGGGTATTTGGAGACGCCGTTACCGCCAATCCGAAACTCCCGAGCCAACCTGCGAACCTCTCTTTGTTGGCTCTGATATAGACGAAAAAAGCGGAGATATACTCCAGTGCTTCGAGGGCATCCATTTCGTCGGGTTCTCTTCCTGAGATGATTTTTATCAGCTCTTTATCGGCTTCCGATTGGCTGATCAGTTCCAGCAATTCCACCTCACTGACCTTGGCTGCCTGGCCGGAGAGGAAGTCCTCCAGCTTGGCTTTCAGGGTCGCATTGGAGATAGTGAGGCAGAGTATTTGCCGCAGTTGGCTATAGCTGAGTTTGGGTTCTCGCTTCATAGAATAGTCCTTTTTCAGTTGCCGAAGAACATCTTGAGGGCAATGCCCAACAGCAGGAAGAACTGGGAGGTGGAGACGGACAGAAGTATCTTCATATTCGTCTCCACTCTCGCCATTCTGGTTACCAGTGACTTGCTGCTGTCACCATTGCCATAGATCTCCTCGTGCACTGAATCGATTTTCTCTTTAATTTCAGGTTTACACAGGCAATCCATCTTGGTTCCTTGTTTATTCAGAGTGTAGTTGCGAAGTGCTGTTAGATCAGACACCCGCAGGGATATCCTTGAGCAGGAAGATCTTGTTGGAGGTTACTCCGGAGAACTCGGTGGAGATGACTACGTTGAAGAGGCCATCCGCCTCTCCCGACCAGTCAACCGTCCAGCGGAGTCCGGTAAAGATCACAGCTCTGTCATACTCTTTGGAGACCACCACGATGGTGGTGTCCTTGCTCATGAACAGAGTGCTCTCCAGGAAGTTCTTCTGCTTGGTGGAGAGTCCGGAGATGTTAAGTTCGACCGTGCTGGTTCTCTTGCCCGGGATGGTATAATTGCGGGTCTTGAGCTTGGACAGCTTAGAGTCCGTCTTACCGGGCTTCTCTGCCAGTTCACCGAGCAGATCGAAGTTGGTGGTCAGTTCCGTCTTGGCCGCAGCTTGAGTGGCATACAGTGTATCGATGGTGGTCTGATCATAGGTGCCGATCCCGAAGTAAACGAAATCGGCGATCAGCACGTCCATCAACTTGGCGAAACTGAGGTCACCTTCGGTCATGTTGGCAGGATAGGTAGGTGCTTGAATGGGCTGAGGCATCAGAACACCCCTTTGATCGCCTTACCGATGCTAAAGAGCCATTTGCGGTTGTGGAACACGTATTCGATGGCTCCTCCGATGGTGCCGAAGACCTTGAGGATGACTTTAGTCTGCTTGGCTGGGAGGGACTTGGTAGCCCGCTCCACTGCCAATTGCTTCTTGGCATAATCGTCCAGGTCTTTGGTGGCAGGGTTGATCTTGATGTCCTGGATGATGTCCAGGATGATAGCCAGAGCCGAGTTGACCTTGGCCTTGTCGATTACACTTCCGGTGGTTCTGGAGATGATCCAGACCACCAGAGCCGAGATCAGACCCAGGATAAACTCCTGATTGGCGAAGATGAAGTCCATAGGTACTCCTTGTACTCGCTTAGGTGGTTAACTTGAACACTTTCACGAAGCCCGAGATATAGGTGATGCCGGGCCGGATACGGATGTACCAGTGGTACTTCCAATCGCTTCCGTGGTGTTCGACTTTGAGTTCGGCATCGGTGCGATAGCCGACGATAATGAACTTGGGCAGACCGCCGATAATGTAATCGGCATCCATGAGACGGGGCTTGACCGGGATACCCGCAAAGGAGACATTGCCGCCTTCAAGCAGCAAGCGATCTCCGGCTCCGGTCTCACGTTTGGCGAGTTCGGCCCGGATGCGGATCAGGTCTTTATGACTGACGTAGAACTTGAAGTTCTCCTGCTCTTCCAACATCTCATCTGAGAAAGCCAGCAGAGCGGCTTCGAAGCGCTTCGCCCAGTCGGTGTAGGTGGCCTTGGAGAGATTGGTAACATCAGTGGCAGTGGTAGCCAGTTTAATCACTCCATCAAGAGCCTTGATCTTGGCAGTGGCGGAGGCTCTATCACCCTTGAAGAGCAGCATGCGGATGGCTTTCTCGGTCTTCTTGGCGATGTGATTCTCTACATAGGCACCGAAGGCATCTTCACCGTACTTGTCCTTGTAGAACTCGACCACATCTCTGCCTAAGGTAAACTCGGCATTGAGTATCCCGGTGGGAACGGAGAGATCAGCAGTACTCACGTTCTGAGCTGTCAGTGCGCCATCGAGGGAGTTCTTGAAGACCAGGTCATCGATCAGACCGACGTCTATCTTCTCGTCTTTGAGTAGCGGTAGCACCGAGATATCCGAGAGGGTGTCTCCGGGCTGGCTGCTGATCACCTCATCGATAAACAGAGAAGTTGTATTGGCACTCAGGATGTTCATGGCCTTGCCGGAGTCCACATCGGAGATGCCCTTGTAGATCTCACGATGACTGGCTTTGACTATGATCTTGTTGCCATCGATGGTAACCTCTTTGTCCACATTGGACTGGTTAGCATCAGGCTCACCGGGAATACTCTTGGAGATCGCTCTGCTCATGGTGACGGAGAGGTCTTTGAGACTCTTCTCGATGCTGTGGATGGCATCACCAAGCTGGAGGCTGGGGTTGCCCTTCTCCAGTTCACTGATCTTCTCAGTGATGGCGGTGATGCCCTTCTGTAACTCGGAGTTGTTGTTGTGCTCTGCTACCTTACGCAGGTTGTTGAGCTCGTTCTTGATCTCAGATAAGCTGGCTTCGGTTCCGCTGTAGTCATCAGCTCTGCCATAGATGGATACCCCATTGAACTCGCCTTTCTCGACCTTCTGCCAGAGCTCAGAGTTGAGATCTTCACACTTGAGGACTTGCACCCAAGAGCCGACTTTAGCATCGGGAAAATGCTCTCTGTCACTGGTCTTGAGGATGTAGTTCTCGACCACGGTGAACTCAGGTACCGGCTGCATATTGTGGTTCACATCGCATTTACCGACTAAGCCGTGCTTGGCAAAGTGGTCACAGGCCTTTTGAATCTCTTCCCGGGTGTAATAGTCACCCTGGGAATCGTGGATGTTGGGCTCCATCAGAGTGACATAAAGCCGTCCTTGAGTGCCACTGGTTTCACTCTTGAACTTGGTGGAGTTGATCTTGTGTTCAAAGCTTCTGCCATTGGCATTCTTGACCACAAAACCCTTTTGATTGGCGGGAGACATCTCATCGAAGAGGAGCGAGACTAACTCGACTTCCACATTACGGAGTTCTCCCTTGAGAATGGTGCGTTTACGATTCACGCTACCTCCTTTGGTATTGTTGTTTAGTTGATAGTCAGTTATGTAGTTATGCATAATTATTGCGCTCCAAAGCCTACAAATTGCGATTTTGCATAAAGAGCTGTTCATCAGCAGTCTGCAGTACCTCGGTCAGGTTGCCAAAGTTGAAGTCCTCCGGCTTTACGTTCCAGCCAAAATCAAAGTTGAACTCGTTTGCCAGAGCTAAAGCCAGGCGGTTCTGCAGCGGTCTGACCACGAACTGGTAGAACATCAGCATATCGCTCCGGTTATCGCCACCAAGCTGCCCTGGAATAAGTTGTGAGACGATCCTGGCTGGCACTCTATGATAGGCAAGGATACCTTCCCTGAGGTCTTTCTTGAGACCTAAGAAGCCACCTTCCCGGTCTTGCTGTCTGAGTGGTTCTAGGCGTATCTTCACATCCCGGTTCTCACTCTCGATCAGGACTGTAGAGTGGCTCTTGGCATTGCCTTTCACTTCTGTGAGTGCTTTCTCAATCTCGGTATAGGCATCGGTCAGCACTTCATTGCCAGCCTCGTCAGTGACTGTGCCGTCTCTGAGGGTACCGCCTTCCACGATCACGAAGTAGTCGATCATCAGGCCGTTCTTGAAGTTGTTGTAGTCGAAGGTCTTGATTTCACCCAAGATTTCGATGTTGATGGCTATGGGCAGGCAGGACAGGCCCCAGGCGTTTGATCTATGGGTTGACTTCTTCACGTGGATGATGTCCTCGTAAGCGAAGTCCTTCTTTTGGTTGTTCTTCACTTGGATATAGTTGGGTTTGAAGAAGCCGAACTCGTCATAGTTCTCTACGATCTGAACTTCAGATGGCAGCATGCGCTCCAGTCCCATCCACTGGCCCTGAGCGTTCCGCATCTTGATCAGGAAGCCGTTCCCACAGGCCAGATAGAACTTCATCAGTTCTGCCAGTATGGTGGTCTGATCTTCACAGGCAGGGAACTCGGCGGCTTCCATCCATGCTTTTACCTGGCTGTTCTTGCAGTCAAACTGCATGATGGTCGCCATGGTCAGGGCATCGATACAGCCGGAGTGGTATTCATCGGTATCCAGGAGATTGAGCAGATTGCTCATCGAGTAGGGCTGCGACACCACTTTCTTAGTCTCGGCAGCTTTACTTACAAGTTGCTTGCCGATCCGCTGATACTTGGATAGATCTATGGGTTCCGGCTTGTACTTGGTCTCCAGGAGATCAGATGCGGAGCTGATTGCCAGGTTATAGGCACCTATACGCATCACTCTCATGAGCCCGCTCCAGTGCCAGCTTTCAATAGATCTATCTTGGCGATCCTGACTAGTCTGGTGCCGTCTATCCTGCTGGTGTAATACTCGATACTGGGCAGGTCCCGGTTCATCAGCTTCTGATAGTAGCTCCGGAACTTCTCCTTGAGTGAATATAGATCAGAGTCTGGATCGGATACATTCTGGGCATTGACGATCATGAAGACTGTCCAGGCGATATCGGTATCCACATACTGGCGGGATGTGCCATGCTTACCTGTCTCGGAATCGAGGATCAGGATGGCGCAAGGCAGGTTCTTGGGGATGTTGTCCTTGTTGTATAGGGTCTCAGCCACTCCAGCAAGATTCAGTGCCTCGGAGATGCGGCTGCGTTCTGCTTGGTACTTCTCAAGAGCGGTCACAGGCTCACCTCAATATCGTTCAACTGCTGATAGATCCACTGCTCCCGGTTGGCGATGACTGAAGCGAACACATTACGAGCGGCAATGCCTTCCCGCTTGATCTTGCCCCGGATGAGATAGGCGATCTCGGCTACGGTCAGAGCTTTACCTGTCTCTTTATCGGTCCAAGACAGGTGCTTGCGTTCGACCCAGGCTATAAGGGGAGCGATCGGAGTCCAGGAAGGCACTTTACCGCCCAAAACGAAAGGCTCATGCTTCACATTGGAGCCTACTCTCAGGATCATGGCTGTATCGGTGGTCTGGAGCAGATAGCCGGTATTGCCATAGAAGTCACCCTTGTCATAGATCTGCTGTGCCAGGATCTCTTTGCGGGACTCGGCATCAATAACCGAACCGATCAGATGTAGTCTGCTCTCCAATGCGGTATAGATAGCACGGTAGATCTCGATCATCAGTTCCTCAGGAGAAGTAAAATCACGATCAGGCATCAGATAACTCCCACTCGAATAGGGCGAGGCTGTCTGGGCTTGAGTTCACTCAGTCGATCAAGACCGGCAGGATTGAGATAGGCTTGCAGGATGGTAAGTGCTCTCAGCTCAAGGTTGGCTTTGAATGCGTCTATTTCGCCCCCTGTGAGCAGTTCGGTGGCAGACTGGTCTAAACCTACGGTCTTGACTATTCCCTCGCCCAGGGTCTTCAAATTGAGAAACTCACATGTACTGTGTAGCATCAGAAAACAGAATCCAAAACGAAAAGAAATCAGGAAAGGCTCCTCTTCCGGTAAGTCATCGTGAGTTGCCCGATCATAGTGCTCCTGCAGTACCAGGGAATGGATCACTTCCAGCACCAGTCCCTGATGCTCCTTGAATATGCCATTGTTGGACATCTCCTTGGGAAGGTTGAGTATAGAGAGCATTGCATCGGTCTCGACAGGGATGGGGATCACTGACCTTTCCTCATCATCTCGGAGAGCTCAATGGCTCTCATTCCCACTTGTTTAGCCCACTTGGATGCGAGCATGCCATTGGCTGCTCGTTCCCAATCTCCGGCACCGATAAATGCCAGAGTGTTATTGAAGCCAAGGAGACCCTTGATTCCAAGGTTGAAGCACATGTTTAGCAGCACCGACTGGCGAACCTCATCGAGCTTATTATAAACCTCAGGTATCTCATCGATCAGCCACTGCTCGCAGTCCTGAATATCTCGCTCTAACATGGCATAAGCCTCTTTCTGGGAGATGCCTCGGTCATCGAGATTGCGGCCAATACCGATGGTCAGTTTGCCTGCCGTACAGCGGTATGGCTTCAGTCTCAGACCTTCATGTCTGACTAACTGAGATTTGATTCGGTTCATCAACGCTTCGGTCATGCTATCTCCTTGGTTCCAGATGTGATCATTGATCCGGAGCCAGGAAAGCACTACCCTGTATGCTGACAAATCAGGATGAGCAAGGATGAGACACTTTTTAGGGTTGACAATTATGGCTTATGCTAAATAGTTGAAAAAACTGATTTGATAGTGAGGGATAGGTGAAAAAGATCATTGAAGACCTGCGAGCAAAGCTGGAAAGTGGTTCCTTCGAGAAAGAAGAACACGTCCGTATCGGGATTGTGGCTCGTATCTGCCAAGCTTTGGGTTGGGATGTATGGAACCCCCAGGAATTCTACGCAGAGTTTCCCATCAAGATGAAAAGCAGAGAAGGCAGCGTTGATGTAGCTTTATTCCATAGCAATCTGAAAGATAGAACCCCGGATGTGTTTTTCGAGCTGAAAGCCGTGGGCAAACTCAAAGGAAACATCGAGAGTTCTGAAGAGCAGCTTCAGGAATATAACTATTACAACACAGCCTCGATCACAGTGCTAACGGATGGCAGATCCTGGCGATTTTATCTTTCTTCTGCAACAGGAACGTTTAGCCAGAAACTCTTTTGTTCTCTCAACCTGCTTGATGATGCTGCCGACTACATAGTTAATATCTTCCATGATATTCTCTCTAAAGATCGTTTTGCCAGGGATGCAGTCAACTGCGCAGAGAAGATGCTTGCCGACCTCAAGCTATCGCGGGAAGTGGAGCGAGCCAAAAAAGAAGCCAACCTCAGGGGGGATGATTTTCCGGACCTGAACAAGTATCAGCTGGTGCAACTAATCCTTAAAGAACGGGGACATGAGTTTGGTACTGATGAGATAAAACGGCTTTGGGATTACAAATCCGGCATCAAACCTGATGACAATACATCAACAAACAACCCCATTGTCTTCCGCCCTGATAAAAAACCCACACAACAAACATCATCTCCGGACCTGGTTATTGGTACAATTGATGATGATTACACCTATCGCAAGATCAACCGCATCTACGTAATTGATCAGTGGTATCCGGTGAAATACTGGTGGGAAGCCAAGAAAGTGATCTATGCCAGATTTCTGCCCGACTTACTGAAAGCGTCTCTACCTAAGACCATGTCCATCACAAACAGCAGTAAAGATTTTTATGAGTCATTCTCGCTGGAGGGAGGATATTACGCAGAGGGGCATGGCTCAGCTAACACGATTATCACACACATCAGAAGAGCATTGCAGGCAGTAGGATACAATGCGGCTACAGTCATACAGATAGAAGCCAGTGTAAACAGAACAACAAAGAGAGAATATAAAAGGTAGGCAATTATGCACAAAGCGCAGTTTAGCCAGATTGTAGGTTTCATTTGGGGTATAGCGGATGCGGTACTGAGAAACGTATATACCAGAGGCAAATACCGGGATGTTATCCTGCCCATGACCGTGATCCGCAGGTTGGATATCTTGCTTGAACCCACCAAGCAGGATGTTTTAAGGCAAAAGAAACAACTTGATGATGCCGGGATCGCCAATCAGGATGCAGCCTTATGCCAGGCAGCCGGACAATCGTTTTACAATATCTCACCCTTTACCCTGCGGGACCTGAAAGCCAGGTCCAAACAGCAGCATCTGAAGGCTGATTTCGAGGCCTATCTGGACGGCTTTTCTCCTAACGTGCAGGATATCATCAAGAACTTCGGCTTCCGTAATCAGGTGGAAACCCTCTCCAATGCGGATGTTTTGGGCAGCCTGATCGAGAAGTTTCTGGATACCTCGATCAACCTTTCTCCATTGCCGATCAAAGACGCCACCGGAAAGGAGATCCATCCCGCTCTGGACAACCATACCATGGGCACGGTGTTTGAGGAACTGATCCGCCAATTCAACGAAGAGAACAACGAAGAGGCAGGACAACACTTCACACCCAGGGATGTGGTAAACCTGATGGCGGATATGATCTTTCTGCCCATTGCGGATAAGATCGAATCCGGCACCTACCTGGTCTATGACGGAGCTTGCGGAACCGGCGGCATGCTCACGGTGGCTGAAGACAGATTGACCAGGATTGCCAAAGAGCATGGCAAGGACGTGTCGATCCATCTCTATGGCCAGGAAGTTAATCCCGAGATCTATGCCCTCACCAAAGCCGACATCATCATCAAGGGTGGCGGCAGCGAAGCTGAGAACTTCCGGCTGGGCTCCACGCTATCCCGTGACGGCTTCCCCTCCCACACCTTTGATTTCATGATGTCCAATCCACCCTACGGAGCGGACTGGAAGGTCGATCAGGAAAAGATGGGCGGTAAAAAGGAGATCACCGATCCCCGCTTCCTCGTTCAACATAATGGCGATCCGGAATACAAGATGTTCACCCGCACCAGTGACGGACAGATGATGTTCCTTGTAAATATGCTCTCCAAGATGAAGCAAAACACCACTCTGGGCAGCCGCATCGCCGAGGTCCATAATGGCAGCGCTCTCTTCACCGGAGACGCCGGGCAAGGCGAAAGCAACATCCGCCGCTGGATCATCGAGAACGACTGGCTGGAAGCTATTGTCCAACTGCCTGATAATATCTTCTACAATACCGGCATCACCACCTACGTGTGGTTCCTAACCAACCGCAAAGCCCCCTACCGCCAAGGCAAGGTCCAGCTTATCGATGCCAGCCAGTGGTATAGCCCCCTGCGCCGCAACCTGGGCAAGCGCAACCGGGAGTTCACCGAAGAGCACATTACGCGGATCACAAAGACTTTCATCGAATTCAAAGAGACCGAACAGTCCAAGATATTCCCCAATGAGTCCTTTGGTTATTGGAAATGCGTGGTGGAAAGGCCGCTGCGGGTGAAGGGCGCTGATCCTGAGACAGCCTATTCCAAAAGCGAGATCAAGGCCTTCAAAGATCAGGGTTTGGTCTCGGAAGAAGGCATTCCTGTGATCCGCAAGATCCATCCCCGGGGCACTCAACCCTATCCCCTGCATGGCCTGTTTGAGAAAACGATCAAAGGCCAGCCCCGGGTGGTAGAGTACGAGCCGGACTCCGACCTACGGGATTCTGAACAGATATCCCTGCTGGAAGAGGGCGGCATCGCAGCCTTCATCCAGAGGGAAGTGCAGCCCTACGCTCCAGACGCCTGGGTGGACGAGAGCAAAACCAACATCGGCTATGAGATCAGCTTCACCAAATACTTCTACAAGCCCACGCCCATGCGGACGATTGAGGAGATCGTGAAGGACATTGTAGCGCTGGAGAAAGAAGGCGATGGGCTGCTAAACGAGATACTGGTAGGATTACATTGATGAGCTCAACGAGTATTCGAAAAATAGGGAAATATGCTCGGTACAAGCCAAGTATCATGCCGTCAGTAGACGAAATCCCAGATAGTTGGGGTATATTCAAACTCGGTGTGTTGGGACGTTTCTCATCAAGCGGAATTGACAAGAAATCTAATGAAGACGAGCCTTCAGTAAGTATGGTAAATTATCTGGATGTTTATAATAATTCAAAGCACTCGTTGGACTCTAATAAGAGATATATGGTTGTAACTACGACTCACCGGAAAATAATGGAATACAGACTCAAAAAGGGTGATATACTCTTTACACCAAGTTCAGAGACAAGACATGATATTGGCTGGTCAGCTGTAGTCACCGAAGATTTACCCAATGCTGTGTTTAGTTACCATTTAGCAAAATTCAAACCTTATCAAGAGTTTGATTTGAGATTTTCGAAGTATATTGGAAACAACTACCATGTTCTGAACCAATTTTCTCTGCTGTGCAACGGAACAACGAGGTATGTTTTAAGTCGTGCAGATTTTAGAAGCACCCTGGTTATACTCCCCCCGTTCCATGATCAGGTTCAAATTGGGAGGTTCCTCGATTTTAAAAACTACCAGATCAACAAGTACATCCGCATCAAGAAGAGGCAGATAGAGTTGCTCAAGGAACTGAAGCAGGCCATCATCAATGACGCTGTGACAGGCAAGATCGATGTCCGCACTGGGAAACCCTATCCCAAGTACAAGGACAGCGGTATTGACTGGTTGGGCATGATGCCTGAGGATTGGCAACACAGCTCACTGGCTAAGGTTTGTTCACTAATTGTCGATGGCACTCATTTTAGCCCTAAAAGTTATGACTCAGGCGATTTTATGTACATAACAGCTAAGAACATTAAAGAACAGGGGGTTGATCTTTCAGATATCTCGTTCATCAGTGCAGCTGATCATGAACCAATCTATAGAAGATGCCCAGTTACAAAGGGTGATGTGTTATATATTAAGGATGGTGCAACAGCTGGAATTGCAACGATTAATAACATAGAAGAGCAGTTTTCTTTACTTTCCAGCGTAGCATTGATCAGAACACTCAGTCATCTGAAGCCCAGATACTTGGTATATTTTTTGAACTCAACAGTATTTAAGAGTCATCTTTTATCGTCTTTAACAGGCGGTGCAATGACTCGGTTTACTATAGATAAACTCAAGAAATACAATGTTTTGTATCCGTCTTCCGATGAACAACTAAGCATTGTAGATTATCTAAACAGTCATATCGAAAAAATCAACCGCAAAATTAACACCTTGAACAGATCAATAGAACTCCTAAGCTCCCTCCAAACTCGCCTGATCTCCGATGTGGTAACCGGTCAAATGGATGTACGTGATGTTGACGTTCCTGACATTCCTGAATATGAATTGGAACAAGAGTTTGAGGTAGATGCAGAACTCATTGAGGAGAGCGAAAATGCCGACTGACACCAGCGAATACGGTCTGGAAAGCCTGATCGTCGAGAGCCTCGTCAAGGAGGGTCAATATGTCAAGGGTTCCCCCCAGGACTACGACCGGGAGCATTGCCTGGACATAGTTCAACTGATGAAGTTCCTGCAAGCGACCCAGCCGGACAAGGTTGAGCGCTTGGGAATAGAAGTTGAAGGCGAGAAAAGAAAGAAGTTTTTGCACCGGGTGCAAAGCGAGATCGCCAAGCGGGGCACGATCGACGTTCTGAGGAAGGGTATCGAACACCTTTCCGCCTCTGTGGAACTGTACTATCTGACGCCCTCCCCGGAAAACCAGAAAGCAGTCGAACTCTACCAAAACAATATCTTCAGCATTACCCGCCAGCTCCGTTACAGCCTCTCCGAGCAAGCGCTGGCTCTGGACCTCTGCCTCTTCATCAACGGCCTGCCGATCATGACCTTTGAACTGAAAAACTCCCTCACCAAGCAGACTGTGCATGATGCCATGCAGCAATACCGCAGGGACCGTGAACCACGGGAACCGCTGTTCCAGTTTGGGCGCTGTATGGTGCATTTCGCGGTTGATGATGTGGACGTGCGGATGTGCACCCATCTGAGGGGAAAGAATTCCTGGTTTCTGCCTTTCAACAAAGGCTACAAGGATGGCGCCGGGAATCCGCCCAATCCGGATGGGCTGGCCTCGGATTACCTGTGGAAGGATACCCTCACCAAAGCCAACCTGAGCGATGTCATCGAGAATTACGCCCAGGTTATCGAGGAAAAGGACCAAAAAGGAAGAACGAACCGCAAACAGGTTTTTCCCCGCTACCACCAGCTGGACCTGGTGCGGAAACTGTTGGCCGATGTGGATGAAGCGGACCTGGGCAAGCGCTATCTGATCCAGCATAGCGCGGGCAGCGGGAAAAGCAATTCCATCGCCTGGCTGGCGCATCAGCTGATCGGGATCAAACGGGAGGGCAAGCCACTCTTTGACTCCATCATTGTAGTAACCGACAGAAGGATACTGGACAAGCAGATACAGGATACAATCAAGCAATTTGCCCAGGTGAAATCAGTGGTTGACCACGCGGAGGACTCCGGCGATCTGAGAAAATTCATCACCTCGGGAAAAAAGATCATCATCAGCACGGTGCAGAAGTTCCCCTTTATCCTGAAAGAGATCGGTAACGAGCATCGGGGCAACAGATTTGCCATCATCATCGACGAAGCCCATTCCAGCCAGGGCGGCAAGATCAGCGCCAAGATGCAGACAGTCCTGTCCGAGGTTGCGAGCAATGAGGACGAGTATGATGAAATGAGCATCCAGGACAAGATCAACCAGATCATGCAAAGCCGCAAAATGCTCTCTAACGCCGATTATTTCGCCTTTACCGCCACCCCTAAGAACAAGACCCTGGAGATCTTCGGCGAGGCCAGAAAAGAGGGCGAACAGGTGATGCATCTACCCTTCCACAGCTATACCATGAAACATGCGATTGAGGAAGGATTCATCCTGGACGTGCTCACCAATTATACCCCGATCATGAGTTTTTACAAGCTGACCAAGGTCGTGGGTGACGATCCCCAATATGACGTTAAGAAAGCCCAGAAGAAGCTGCGCAAGTATGTTGAGGGTCACGAATATGCCATCCGCAAGAAAGCGGAGATCATGATCGACCATTTCCACGAGAACGTGGTTGGGGGTGGCAAGATCGGTGGTAAAGCCAGGGCAATGGTGATCACCAACGGGATAATGCTGGCCATCGAGTATTATCACGCCTTTTGCGAATATCTGAAAGAAGCCAAATATCCCTACAAAGCTGTGGTGGCCTTTTCCGGCGAGCATGAATACGGAGGCCAGAAAGTGACGGAGTCCAGTTTGAATGGATTCCCCAGCAACCAGATCGCCCATACCTTCCGGGAAGACCCCTATCGCTTTCTGATCGTGGCCGACAAATTCCAGACCGGCTACGACGAGCCGCTGCTGCACACCATGTATGTGGACAAGACCCTGGAGGGGATCAAGGCAGTGCAGACCCTTTCCCGGCTGAACAGGGCACATCCCCAAAAACATGATACTTTCGTGCTGGACTTCATCAACAACACCGAAACGATCAAAGTGGCTTTCCAGGATTACTACCGCAGCACCATCCTCAGCGATGAGACCGACCCCAATAAGGTCCATGACCTGAAAACCGCTCTGGATGGATATCAGGTATATGGGCCGGACGACGTGAACTTTTTGGTGGAGTTCTTCCTCAACAATCAGCCCAGAGAGCGGCTGGACCCTATCCTGGACGCCTGCGTGGCGGTGTATAGATCTGATCTTGATGAGGACAAACAAGTGGATTTCAAAGGCAAGGCCAAGGCCTTCGTACGCACCTATAATTACCTTTCGCCTCTTCTGCCCTATAATGTTCAGGAATGGGAGAAGCTTTCCATCTTCCTCACTTTCCTGATCCCCAAACTCCCCGCTCCCAAAGATGATGATCTGTCCCATGGTATCCTGGAAGCCATCGATATGGATAGTTATCGGGTGGAAAAACTTACGCCCCAGCGGATCAAGTTGGAGAATGAAAACGGAACCATTGATCCCTTCTCAACTACGGGCGGAGGTGGCAAACCTGAGGCTGAACTGGACCTGCTGAGCAACATCCTCAAGCAGTTCAACGACCTCTTTGGTAACGTCGCCTGGAGCGATGCGGACAAGATCAGGCAATTGATCACAGTGGACATCCCCGAACAGCTGAGAAAGAACCCTGCCTATCAAAACGCGATCCTGCATTCGGACAGACAGAATGCCCGTATCGAGCACAATAAAGCGCTACAGGAGATCTTGCTGGCCTATCTGAAGGATCATACGCAACTCTATGGACAATATAGCGATAATTTATCATTTCAGAAGTGGCTGCAGGAAACTATGTTTGGGGTGACGTATAAGCAAGAGCCAGTGCTTAACAATTCTGAATAAGGGATGATTTTCGATGATATACCAGGTCAATAGATCTATAGACAATGGAGTATTTATGGAAAACGAAACATCAGCATGTCCGATTTGCGGCTACTTACTAAACACCGATCATTATTGGTATCAAAGTGACGGCGACCGTTTCCGATTTAATTGCAATCACTGCGGAGAATTTAAAATAAGCGGATGGAGGATGAAGGGGCATTTCTTTCCGCATGACAACAATCAAAGACCAGCACCAGACATAGCTTTAAGCATTGCCCTTAGGCATCTTTATGAAGACACTGGGGTAATTTCCGAAATTCTGAAGATAGAAGATATTGACAGAATCAAGCAAAGCGTGAGAATCCCTAATAGCCCTCTAGAATTGATTGATGTACTTTTGCTGTTTCTGCATAAAAGAACAAACCAGATCGGCAGTAAGGTGCGAGTGACTCCCACGGACCACCCAATGCTTTATATTAAGAATCAGAATGAGCTACAAGCTCTGATCCAGTTTGCAAAAGAACGCGGCTACATTTATAGTCAACATGTTAGCAACTCAGACGAATATACCTTGAAGCTCGAGTTAAGCGGGTGGGACAGACTCGACAAGTTAACATCAGGGCTTACAAAAACTAAGCAGGTGTTCATAGCTATGAAATTTGGCGATGGTGACCTAGATGAAGTATACAATACTGCAATCGCACCAGCAGTTGTAGAAACAGGATTTAACCCGTTTAGAATTGATAGAGAAGAACATAATGACAAGATATGCGATTTGGTTCTGGCTGAGATAAAAAGATCTGATTTTATAATTGCAGATTTTACATTTCAAAGAGGTGGTGTTTACTTCGAGGCTGGCTATGCCTTAGGGCTTGGGAAACCTGTTATCTGGTGTTGCAAAGACAGTGATAAAAACAATCTTCACTTTGATACCAGGCAATATAACCATATTCTTTGGGTGAGTAATACGAACCTGAAAGAACAATTGATCAATAGGATCAGAGCGACAATAAATGACCCAGGAGGTTATCATGAAGTCAGTACTTAAGTTCTGCGGATTTATCATTGTATTGTTAATGATGCATGGCTGCGGTATGAATGTAGCAGTCGAAACTAGGGTGGTTGCAATAAAGAGCTATCCTCCCAGGGACTACTTTGAGACTGTTTATTGGGAAGATATCGGTTATGTGATTCCGGCAACTCACTTACCTTTTGCAGAGAAAATCGGGACAATACAGATTCAGGATTATGGTTACAAAAGTACTTTAATAACACAAGCACAACGAGAGTGTAGGGAAATCGGCGGGAACTGGCTAATACTGGACTCCTACTGGGATAACCAATATGGACCTGATCGGCTCATAGCTACCGCCTACAAATTAGACTGGGGCAAAGGGAAATCTTTCCAAGGGCAGCTAGTGATGGATGGATTTACTGAAACAAAACTCAAAGAAGAATGGAATAAAAGAGGGATAAAGCCTTATGAGGGAGTTTATCAGGCAATAACTGCAGATAATGGGTACAAGTTTAAAATCGGAATTTATAAAAACGCACCCAATGACAAATACTACATCAATTATTTGTCGGGTATGGGCGGCGTGCGAAGTTGGAAAGAAGGCGATGTAATAGGGATTGTTGAATCCACTGCTCTGCAAGGTGTGTTTCTTGGAGATTGGGTGAAACTTGATAAGTACAGCACTCCCGCCGAATTAGTATTTACGAACAGTGGTTCTTTTACAGTTTCTTATATCCCTTGGAACCAAAGTAATAAACAAGATATCAGTTATATTAGGACTTTCCCCAAAGACATCGTAGATACTGGGTCTGACTTCTCATCTAGTACTGGTACAGGTTTTCTGCTAAGCACTAAAGGCTATATCGTGACTTGTCATCATGTTGTTAAAAACGCTAAAAAGATATACGTAATAGATAACAATAGAAGCAAAACCCGATTAGCGGCGACTGTGTCCGTTTCAGACGCTAACAACGATCTTTGCATTATAAAAGTCAACGGATTATCATTGGGGTACGGTAGTTCTTTACCTTACGGATTCGACGATGCACTAAATAGAACAGGTGAATCTGTGTTTTGTATGGGATATCCCTTAACTCAAGTTATGGGAAATGAGATCAAGGTTACAAACGGAATAATAAGCTCTGTTACTGGGTATCAAGGCGATGTTTCAAGCTATCAATTCAGTGCACCAGCACAGCCAGGTAATAGTGGCGGTCCTCTGTTTAACTCCTCTGGTAACGTGATTGGAGTGGTTAATGCAAAGATATCACAAGCCGAGAATGTCTCCTACGCTGTTAAAACATCATATTTAAACAATTTGATTGGTCTTCTTAGTGACGATATTAGAATCAGCAAAACCACCCAAGCCAGCAGTTCACTTTCCTCCTTAGTAGAGAAGTTCAAGCCAGCAGTGTACATCATAGAGGTTGAATATTAGTATACTTCAAGCTCTTTAAAATGTATCGTCAGAGGACTTCTGTCGTCGTCCTACACTTCCAATGAAACGGTGGAAAGGGTGTATGCGCTCCTGAGACACCAACCGGGTTCATCTCTGAGTCGTATTCGATCTGATCCTCTTTGATCCAGGGAGCGAGGGCTTTGATGTAGTCTCTGGCATCATCCAGGCTGTTGGACTTGGTGTCTAGAGCCATAAGGTTATCCATCACCTCGATTGCATTGTTTAGAGGATAGATCTTATCCTGGGCTGCCAATGCCCTGCAGATGTCACTGGTGCGGTCATCCATGATCACCACGAGCTTGTAGTATTTGGCTTTGGCTTTCTTGTAGCCTTGCAGCCTTCCGAACTCACGTATTCTGAGGGCAGTGTGCTCTGCCAGTCCCTGCCAGTAGTGGGACGATCGGTTGGCGAGGTCGCTGAACTGGTCTTTGAGGTTATCGGCAAGCATCTCTTTGGTATAGCCCTTCTCGATGGCTTTGGATAGGGTATCTGCAAAGTTCTGCCGGATATCCGCTTCAAAGTGATTACCGATCCAGAACAACTGCTGCTTCTGAATGGTGGATGAGAGATGCTGATCTTCAATGCCCCAGAGCCCGATGCTGGTCTTGGTAGGGGCTTGCACTTGGGTGTCCTTGAGTCCGAGCCGCACACAGCGGTCTATTATCGCTTTGGTGGGCTCATTGACCAGTGCTGCGAAGTCATCTCCCAGTTGAGTATTGATGATGCCCATAAGCTTATCTATTGAGCCTTGGTTGAGCTTCTCGGCTCGGGGCATGTCACTCAGCATCTGGATGGCAAGTCGTGTAGCATCTCTAATCTCGGTTTTCCAGGCATTATTGAGGACCCGGTAGTACTCAAGCATCAGATTATCGTAATAGTTCATTAGAAGCTGAACCTCCGGACTTTCACTCTGTTCCTGCCAATATCATATTCCGAGAAACGCTCCAGACATCCAGCCAAGGCATCACAGCCATCAATATAGCCATCAGGATAAGTGAGGAACTGGGATATTAGGGTGGGAGTATCCTGTCCCTCCGGAAAGAGTACCTTGGCTGTCTCGATGATGGTCTCAGTGCGTTCTATGCGCAGGTTCTTATTATCTTTGTTATCGATCCGCTTGATGCGGTGGCTTATCGGTGGCAGATTGTTATCTGTAGCCCACCGATCGAAGTCAGCAAGGATACGTGCCTGACCATAGGTAGTTTCACAGGCGGCTCTGGCTTTCACTCTGTAAACTCTATCCAACTCCTGATAGGCATCAAAGTAGTATCTGAAGAACTTGGTGTTCTCGGTCTGACGTATCCAGACATGGATAACGTAGAACCTGTTACCATCATAGCCTACGGAGATGACAGCTTTGTAACAACCCTTCTCTCCCCAGGCAGGATCGGCATAGAGCCAGACTCGCTTCATCTGGGATGGTTCAGGTAAGGTTCTATACTTAGTGAACCAGTGGTTCTTGAAGATATTCCCTTCGATCACCGGCTGACCTAGCATCTCCCTCTGATAACCGGTATGTCCGAACTTGGCTCGCAGGTTAGGAAGAGTGGCAGTAGGGTATTGCTCCTCCCAGTTGGACTTGCCATACATATCTTCGAGAGAGAATCGCAATATCGCTTTTTGGTGCGTTTTCAGAACCGACTGGTATCCAGAGGCGAAATCTGGATTATCGGCCCGTAAATCGCCTAATATGAGCTCCTGAAACTGGCAGATGGAGTAATTGGGATGTACCAGGTTACCGAGCCAGACGATCTTGCCATTTCCCTCCGGTGAGAGAGCTCCGGCAAGCTCCTGGGTGATCTTCTCCATGCGTCTCTTACCGATGGACTGGTTACCCATATTCTCTTCTTTGTCGATATCGTCACAGACGATCAGCCCGGGCCGTTTGGCTGTCTTGGGATTGATAGTTCCCCTATGAGACTGCTTGATACTTCTGGCTCTGATCCTGGCTTTATTCTTGAGATAGAAGTCCAAGTCAAAGCTATCCACAGGCTGCAGCTCAGGATAGTCCGTTGTGAGCCGCTTATTGTTCTGTAGCTCATGCAGAGTGAAAGCGGTGCGCTCCTGAGCCAGATCTATGTCTGCGGCTGTATGGATCACATAGCGCTCACCTTTGATGATCATCCAGATAGGATAGACCACTCCCATGAGAACCGTTTTGCCCAGCCCACGAAAACCGGTGATGGCGATGATGCCTGAGCCCTTATCAGTCTCATCGAACATGGTCTCATGTGCTGGGCAAAAAGGTAGTGGGAAGATATGCGGGAAATAGGTATGGCAAAAGAACGAGAAGGCATCCCAGCCTTCTGCAGTGGTGCGTCTTATCCGCTCTGCCTTGGCTTCGGGATTATCGTCTATAAAAGGCAAGACGGAGATCGTTTTGGATGCGATCTCCGTCAGAGCCTTGTTATGCCGCTGAATGAACTTCTTAGGCATAACCGGGTAACCCCCCGACGCCCAGGGGGGCGG